TCAAAACATATTACATTTTTGGAGATTGGGGGATTTTTGTATTTCATTTTGTTCTCCGGATAATATGAACGAGAAACAAAGTAATTAAGAGACCCATCGGAATTGTATGATGGTATAATTACTCTTTGTCCATACAATCCTTCTTTACAATATCCGATATTATATTTTACAATATCTTTCATTGTAATACCTCGTTGAGTGAGATAATAGAATGCATTTTTATATTCAGGATTAAACCCTTTAGGTTCTTCCGATAAACTAATAAATTCTTTTGGTAGGGAAATGAATACCTTTGTTTCGGCATCCTCCTGTTGTGGTGTCCAATTACTATCACCATACATTTCTCTGATTATGGATATAGTTTTTCTATCCACATCAAGTTTACGAAGTAGGGATGTCAATTTCTTACCACCACTATTACAAGTCCAACAATGCCACTTTTGTGTTTCGGTATTAACTTGTAACTTTTGTTTATGGTGATTACAAAACGGACAATAAAATGCCAATTCGTTACCCTTTAATGTAGAGTAACTACCCAACGTATTAGACAACGTGGATACTACGATATTTTTATCAGTCTGCTTCAACACCTAACAAACATACGATAAATATTTGATATTACCAAATTTTTATGGTTCTAAAAACCATTCATCCGGTATTTCTTTGTCTGCGTATTTAAATCCATTTTTTTCACACCACATAGCATATGTAGTTTTGGATTTTTTACTTATTTTGTTTTTGGAATTTGTAAATACAAAACGGATATCCAATTCTGGATGTTGTTGTTTTACTAATAGATGTTTTTTCCTATCTGAAAGAACAAATCTACCTTTCGTTTCTACCCTGATACCATTCGGTAACTTAAAATCAGGATGGTAAGTATGTTCAGAAGCAGGTATAACATAAGATACCTCTTCGGATTCATATTGGACAGATATCCCTCTATTTGCAATTTGATTGGAAACGTTTTCTTCAAGACCTGACTTAAATCCATATTTCTTTGCAACCCATTTAGAGTTGTTCTTTTTTGTAACTTTTTTTGCCATTAAAATAAATTATTTTGGTGGATTATCGCTATATTTTTTAGCGTTAAGTTCACCACCCCTACCAATTTTTAATTTAGCTGCGTTTAATACTTGTGTATCTGCTTTTTTCAAATCATTGGTAGTATATGGGGTCTTAGCCGCAACACCTGCATCGAATGAAATTTTATCAACTCCAATTGCGGATTTTTGCGCTGCGTATAAGTCTAAAATTGTTGCCATAAGTTTTGTTTTATAATAAATATATAATTATTGAATAAAACTACTCACAAACGGAACATTGGGATTGTCTAGTCGCATAGTTAGTTCCATCTGTAATAACCGTTATATAATTACCTTCGTATCCAACATATAAGATTGATCCGTTATTGTAATTTGAAAATTCACCACCAGGGCTATTAAATCTATCATTTTCACAAAAAGGTAATTTAGATCCGTATATCACTACCTTTGGTTTATTTGTAAAGCAAACATTAAAGGCGCTATCGGAATCAAAAGTTACTTCAAATTTTGCATATATACCACTATCTACTGGATAATCACCCGTATCATCGGATGGAAATGGATTGTATGGTGGTATATTGTTTGATTTTTTCTTAAATGCCCTATAAACGGAATAACCAAATCCAGTTAGGATAAATGATATAAAAATAATTGTAATTAAATTTTCCATAATCTTTTATAATAAGTATATAATTATGTATCGAATCGAACAATGAAGTTAAGAGGTATATCAGGTTCCGATTTTATTGGTTTTGGTAATTTTGCAATTGCAACTAAATCACAATCATCATCGTATAATCCGATGGCAGTTATAAATGGAGTTAGAAATGATCCAGTAGAATCGACTGAAGAACTTAAATCATAGTGCTCAAACCCACCAGATATCCAACTATTTGTTGCGGATGAAGATATTGATCCTGAATATGTATAATCTAATATATCTCCATTTTCCAAAGTACTTCTTTTTCTTATATACTTTACACCTGGATTATTTACTACCATAAAAGTTTTACCATCAGAATCTGTAAAACTGGATGTTTCTCTACCTACCAAAACATATGATGATGGGTTAGTAGATATATTAAATTCACTTTCATTTACTACTAATAAATACTCATGCTCATAAATCGTTTCTGTTGATTTATAATTTAATTCCCAACTAGAAGTAAGTATTGAATTTGATCCACTTGTCAAAACAATTAATCCTTGACTATAAAATACATTTCCAATTCTATGCGTACTACCACTTTGAATTAAATTACTATATTTATCATCGAAATACGTTATACTACCATTTATTAATGATACGGATCCTTTTTTAATACTTTCTCCCATTAAAATTTGAGGAATAGATATAACCTTCGCATCATTTTGTAAAAATCTTTCTTTATTGGATACATCTGTATTATACTCATTTGTTTTACTACCAAATCTTGTAAACGGATTATCTTCATTTCCATTGTAAAATTGGGCACGTAATTGTCCATATATTGAGTATGGGTAGTAAGATATAGTTTGTTCTGTGTTTGGGTTATAAACGGTGTCTATTTGATAATCGTTTACAACATTTCCAACACTTGCACTATAAATAAATACAGATGATCCCGATGCGGTATTTTGATCAAAAGACCATTCTTTATAAACTTTGAAAGGTCTAATGCTAATATCTGATTTTGGTATTCTTTTTAACATATCAAATATAAATATCTTAATAACGAAAAACCCAACCTTACGGGATTGGGTTTCAATCTATGGATACTATCCATAGGGTGGTTAGTTATACTCCTTTAGAAATCTAATTTAACTTTTATTGCTACTTCTTTATCAAATGATTTTTCAATCGGTTTAGATACTTTAGCAACTGCTAATAATTCATTTGCATCATCATACAATCCAACTGTGGTTAGATAAACTCTTGGATTTCTTTCAAATGTAGATTGAACAAATTGTCCAGTTGATCCTGTTACGAATGTTGGATTATTTGAAATATTAAATTCCCTATTATTTGCTCTTACGAAATAGTGTGATGTAGAAACATTTTCAGTTCTACGAGCTTGGAAATCTGCGCCGGAATTAAGTACATTAAGTAATGCAACAGAGCCTGAATTATTTGAGTATGTTGATCCACTTAACGAATTATTATGATAAACACCAACATGTGATGCATTTGCTCTTGCTAATTTAGAATCCACATCTTTTAATGCAGTTGGATTCAATAAAATGATACCCATATCAGGATAAAATAATCCCCAACCCTGATTACCATTTGCAGCCGAACATGTATATGTGTTTATAGATGCGGTTAGTGCACTTCCAATATTTAAAGAACCACTAACCATATTGTATACTCTTCCTGATGTTGATACATTTTCATCGGTTCCACCACTATCATCAATTAGTGTTACAGTTTTTGTAGCACCCGTTAATTTTATTGATATGTTTCCTGGATCCAATCTTTCTTTGTATCTGGATCTGTTTATATTGATTGCATAAAATGCATCCAAATCAGTTGCACCCGCAACTGTCCCACCATATACACTAAACTTATCATCGCCGGTTCCAAGTAGTACATTTCTCAATTGTGAATATACCGCTTTGGTGGATAAAAATGATTTATCATCTTGCTCCAATGTTGGTGCACCCCATCCACTAATATCACCATATGCAATTGAAAACTGAACTTCGGAGGATCCTGTATTTGCAGTAGAATATACATCTATATAATATTTTCCACTTACATCTTGAATTTGTTCAGATGCAGTATAAAAAGCCGTTAAAGATCCCGTATCATCACTCCATATTCCGGATGTAACTATTTCCGTTCTATTTGTAACCTTATCAACAGGTCCAAATTTTTTATAAATACCATTTGTTATAGTAGTAAATTCTGCACTTATTTGTTCTCCTTGTCCTAAAAATTGGTTTACAATGTTTACCAATTCATTTGTGTCTACAGGGGTACCCGATGTATTTGATACTGCTGACAAGTATTGTGCTAAATTACTTGCTAAAAGGGATCCTCTATTGTCTCTAATTATTGCCATAGTTTATATTATTGAACGTATGTTACTGTTACTGGAATTGTTTGTGAACCACCCGTTTCGTTACCATATACGGTTATAGTTGTTTTGATAGTCGCAGTTAACGATGGGTTTGGAATAAATTTAAAAGTTAATCCCTTCGCAATTGCTGCCGTTGCGGATACATCATCACCAATAAATACAGGAACAGAACCAACTTCAGATGTTACTCCTTCGCCTACTATATCTCCTGCATTTTTATTAGCTAATACAATTGTATATCCCAAAGTTCTATTTCCTGCAGGTGATGTGGTTGGTGATAACGCAACTTCACCACTTCTTTGATTTACAGATATATTGGGAACACCAAATTCAACAACAGGTATTCTTGTTGTATTTTTTGGGAGAGTCACCAACTTATATCTCATAACTTGAGTTTCATCAGGTGAAGCTTCCAATACAGGCATATTTTTAATTGCTGCATCGTAATAAGCAGACCCTAATGGGTGTGCCGGTTCATATAATGAATAATCAATTTCATCATCTGCTAATGCAAATTGAGTTATATTTAAACCCAATCCTGCTGCAAGTTTTTCTCTACCTTTTTTAGTAAGAATTGCATCAACTGTCAATTCTGTATTACTTAAGTATCCCATATTATATAATTATCGTTTGTTAATAAATATAGTTTTTATTAAAAAAATACTATTCAACTTCCAAAATAGGTTCATTAGAATCTCTACCTGCTTTATTTACTCTCAATGTATTTGGATTTGTAACAAACACTTCAACAGGAGGTGAACCATCCAATGTAGTTGCGGCCGTATTTTTCGACCCATTATAGAAAGAATTTTGTAATCCTTTTGTTAAATCACCAACCCTTTTGTAATGATATTTCGTATAACCGTCAACACGAATTACATTAGTTATTCTACCACCCACCGCAGGGAATCCACCATAGGTAGTGCTTCCACCAGGAGCAGTTATGAAATCCAGATCATAACCTTCGGCAACTGCACCGTTTTGGTTATCTATTCCCAATAAATCCGCATAATATATTGTTCCTGTTGTTTGTGGGTATCTAAATTCTAATTTACCATTTTGTCTATCTAATAGTATTAAATCACAAACAAATTCTGTTAATACCGAATCTGCGATTGTTATTTCATCATCTTCCAAATCTATTGCGGGTATTGTAATTAAATCACCTACTTGTATTTCTTCTAAAGGTTTTATATTCAACGTAGTTTCCGAATATGGAATTGTTGTTACATTATATCCACCTCTAGGGTCACCAACACCATCGACAAATTCTTTAAATGTTACATATGTTTTTGTTTTTTCTTCTGTAAGATAATATACGATTACTCTTTCCGTTCTTAATATTCCATTACTATCGTAGTATGACCTTATAGAATGTCCATTCATGGAATAAATTCCGAATCCTAAATTACTTGATTCATCTTGTCCGAATGTTGAAAACGATTGGTTTTCTGATTCCAATTGTAACGTCGGTTCATCCGATTTGGCATCAAGAGTAGTTTCGTAATATTCATTATCAGCCGAAATTAAATTGGTTTCATCTAAATTTATTATAACATCGTTTTGATATTCATCTGCGTTTACATCTTCAATTTTGGTATCGGTTAATGTTGTTTCATATTGATTATCCTCACCACCCAAATCATATTCATCATTAGTATCTATATACAGATTTATATCAGAAGTTTCCGCAGATAATAATCTATTTTCGGTAGTATCTAATTCTGTTTCATTATAATCATTTGATCCTGTTGGTTTATTCTGCTGTATCTTACTTCTTTCTAAAAAGTGCGGCTCTATTAATAAACCTGTAGTTGCCTTAACCCTTGCAGGTAGCATCTTCTTAATATCATCAAACATTGATTTCTCATATAGTTTGATAAGATTTATATACTGATATATGTCTCTATTATCGTATCTTTTAAAATAATATTTTCTTAAATCATCTAATGATTTGTAATTAGATTTGTACTTATCCGATGGGTCTCCAATATAGTTATCCAAATTAAACCCACCTATAGATTTTGCAATATCAATATTTAACTCCTTTGTAGGAGAAAAGAATAATCCAACTCTATTTGAATCAATTGGTGATTGATCAAATGCTTTTTTAGTTACTCTACTTTTTACCGATAAATCTACACCACCAGATACATCATTTCCATCAAAATTTTGCTGTGATTCAAATCTAACTTTATTTGTTGAATATCTTGATGAACCTATGTTTGGCATTTCCAAAACAATACTTCTATCAATTGCTTCAAAATTAAAAGGATATGATTTTAAAGATAAACTAGCGGTGGCCTGTATGCCTGATACTGGAGGATCTATAACAACCGTTGGTGATGATGTGTATCCCTCACCAAATGTTGATAATTTTAGATGAGAAACTGAACCATTTGTATCAATATATGCTGTCGCAGTTGCATTGGTAGATGCACCTCCTCCCGTAATTGTAACATTTGCGGTAGTACCGGTATATCCACTACCAGCAGTAATAATTGTAAAATCGGCGAACGGATTAAATCCAACTGCAGATGCGGAATATATTGTATTCGGATTAACCGATTTTAATACATCAGTATTTAAGTTTACAGATCCCGTTTCTTCTAATATATTCCTTGTTATTTTTAAAGAACTGGATGGGGTTAGTTGTATTGTTGGATAGTATATATTAGTATCTACATTTATAAAATATGGTAGAACTCCTAAATTTTTTGGATATTCAAAATCCAAACGGAAATATAAATCAGAAGTAGATGCGGTAATACTATTTCCGTTTAACATTTCGGGGAATGCAACGTGTTGATAAAAAACATCTTTATCCAATGGTTCACTCCACAAACGGAATTCATCCAAACTACCACTATAACTTTGATTATTACCTATTCTTAATATACTACCATCCTCATAATTGTGGCCACCGGTTGAGAGTGAAACAGTTACACTATCTTCAAATATTGTTCTTTCTTTATTTGATTGTTTAACACTCAAAACAAAAGTATCATTTGGAGAACCTATTTCTCTTGTCAAACATACTCCAAAAAAAGAACCATTGAATATTGGTAAAGTAGATGTTTGTAAAACACCCGTTCCGTAATCAAATATAACTTTACCATAACTACTATTTGCGGATCCACTTAATGATATATTCCAATCACCACTACCGGTAACAAGTGTCCATTCATTTGCATATGATGGTTTTACGAATAATTCGATAGTATCGGGCCTTCTTTCTTTATCCGTATCTTTCCAAGGCATTTCAATATATGCACCATCGTTGAATATCAACGTATTTGTTACGTTATCGTATACAAATTTAGATTTATTAGTTTCTAAATCAGTAGGTTCCGGGCCCCCGAACTCTATTATTGATAGATTTGAAGCTGGAATACCATAACAAGCCATTAGTGCATATATTCCTCTTTTAGTACCCTTATGTTTTAAAAGGTATGGTAAGTTATTTACAATTCTTCTCCAAACTTCATATGTTCTTTCTTTTGATGGATTTGTTTGTTTAGTATTACCATCCGAATCCATACCAAATACCAATTTCCAAAGTTGAGCATTTGAATCCAATGTCAACGCATTCCAATTGAAGGATTTTAGGGTATCATATAATAGTTTATCAGATATTCCATTTTTTGATTTATAACCCAATCCCCTACTTCTTTCAATTGCTTTTGTATAAAAGTATATGTTATCAAAGTGATGTCCTATCATTGAAAGAAATAATAAATAACTTTCATTTTCGGAATAATCGGATATGTATGCGGGTATGTTATTAAGAACATAGTTGTAGTTCATATTATCATAAACCTCAGCCAATTCTATTATAGTTTCATACCAAGGCGCAACACTTCCAGTATCACTTGATGGTAATCTAAAACTTCCCGAATACGGCCAACCAAATGATGATGATTCATATAAGAATGATTCAAACCCATCAAATCCTTGTATAATTTTTCTCTTTTTATTTAAACTTTTTTCTCTTTCCTGTACTGCAGCAATTGAGCCGGTATGTATGCCTGTTGCCGTATTAGATCCTGTGGATAACGAAGCGGAAATTGCACTTTCATATGTTTCAATTAACTGAACTTTATACACAAAATTATCAACTCTTTCCTTCGCAGAACTAAAGTGTACAAAGTTTTCCCAAAGTATAGTTCCGTTGTCTATATTAGAACCACTATAATATTGTACATTCAAATTGGTAGTATCAAAAACCGAACTACTTAAATATGTTTGTATTAATTCGGATGAACTTGATACAGATGAACTCAATATTAAATCATCAAGGGATTCGTAGTTTGTCGATTTACCTTTTACAAAATCAATATCAATACCAAAGTTTGGCCCCTTCAATGGAGGACAACTTACGGAATCTTGTTCATTTAATATAACGGTTTCTATTAATGGATTTGCCATTAATTTTGTAATCCAAAAAGTTGAATTATCTGCTACGTTTGGTGGTAAAGGACTATATAATTTTAATATTGTTGCTTTTACCTCTTTAGTAATTGTAATGTTCCCGAACTCATCTTCCTTTTTATCCGATAGAGTCCAGTTATCATCTTCCCAAGAAGAAATTAATATTTGCTCATCATTTCCAAAATTAGCAAGATGTGTTAAATACTTGCTTTCTAATTGTGGTTGTGAAAATGTAATAGTATCTACAAATGCATCAAAGATGGATTTTCTTATAGAATCTTCATCTAATTTTATGGATGGTATGATTAATTTTGTAGTAATCTCATAAGAATTACCAACCAATTCCTCTGGGCCCCCCGTATTTAATGGTGTAAGTATTAATGTTACATTATCACTTCCATTCCAATTTTGAAATTTATTTGCTAAATCTCTTAAATTTATTTTGAAAAAATTATTTGGAGGTAGATTTTTAAATAAAACAGTTTTTGTTTTATCTTTCTGTAATAATTCTACATTTATATGCGTTGCTGCAAATGTATTATATGTAATATCGTATGATATATTGTAATCAGAAAAACTTGGTATATCTATTTCATTCGGAAAAACTATTTGAGTTATAGATGGAAAGTCATTTATTGAAATAAAATTCAACATTATTTCAATCCTATCTCCCGTACCATATGCCTCACTTTCGGCTACTAAAATAACTTTTTTTAATCCATATACTTCTAAAAAATCTTTTATAAAAAATAAATCAACTCCGCCCGATTTAGCATCTACTTTAATGAATTTATCTGCGGAAATGTATGCATTTACATAATCAGCGTTTTGTGTTGCAAACTCAACAAATACTACCTTCTCTTTATCAGATTCTTTTACTTCAATATCATATCTATCTCTTATTGCTGTTATTTTTGGTCTTTCGGATGGTACTAATTTTTCTAATTGAGCAAATACAACAACACCGTTTAATAATTCCTGCGCAGATATTTTAAACGCTTCGTTGGTTTTGTTCCACTTTGTAAAATCATTTATATTTGCTTCTGCTATTGTTTTATTTGCCCAATATATTCCAGAATAGGATGTATTTTTTGGTAACATCCCATCTATTTCAAAAATAACGTATCCGTTATCTAATAATGATTTTTTTATTTGTTTTCCATCGGTAGACCCTTCCGATAATGATATAACGCCCTCATCGATTATATCATTTGTATTATTTGATAATTTATATTTTAAAGATATGGTATCACCGATTTCGGATGTAAGATTTGTTGCAAATGCAATTTCATATCCAACCGTTGTATCGTCCTGTGGTGTGGATATTGGAGGATCCGGTTCAGGATTTAAAGTAAGGATGGGCCTGGTTTTTGCCTCAAACGAAAACTGTAAATCTATCGTACCCGTTGTTGTTTCCAATTCTTTAACGTTTGCTAAAACGTAATTTGAACTTGATTTATCATAAGCATATTCTTCTACAAACAACTGATCAGATGCTAAAAACCTTCCGGTTATAGATTGTGTAGATTTTACGGATACTATAAAATAATTTGTAGCACGTTTACCTTCTACTTCCGCTGTATATGTTTTTGAATTACCAAAAGTTAGAGATGGAGAATATGTTAGTTTAACTGCACTTCCGATTCCAACATCTGTACTGTTTTCTAAAAATCTAGCTGGTTCTGATGATTTTAATGATATGTTTAATGTTCCCTCATTCCCTGTAGTTGGAACCCATACTCCGATTGGTGTGTCCGATGTAGTACCGGTCAATGTCGTACCACCACCTCCACCACCACCAACACCTAATAGTGTATCCCCAATGATTGGAGATATCTGCGGCCCATCACCTGTAAGTGATTGATTATTTGTGGTAACATCTCCGCCAAAAAGATTTTCAGATGGTGATTCTAATGCCATTCTTTTTATATAAATATTTTATTCAAAAAATTCTCTTGGTATAAATGTTTCACCAAAAGTTCCGCCACCGCCGGATTCATCTCTTACCATCACACCGCCAGTTCTTCCACCACCACCTCCACCGGAGATAACAATTTCAGGTTCGGTTGTCGGTTGTGGTTCTCTAATTACAGGTTCCGGTTCGGTTGTCGGTTCCGGTTCTCTAATTATTGGTTCTTCAATTGTAGGTTCTTCTATTATTGGATCCTGTAATCTTGGTTGTATCGGACCAGGATCTAATATCACAAATTCTTTTGGTAAAGTATCATCAAATTGAAAATTAGTGTTAGAAGGACTATACACATTTACTTTCTCAACAACGGGTGTTGGAAACGAATCCAAATTATTTTGTATTTGTTTTTCTAATTCAATAACTTTGAATTCTTCAGGTATCGATTCTATTTTTACATTTCTTCTTTTTAAGAAAAAAGAATTGTACTCTATACAGATAAATAAAATATCATTAATATTTTTTAATATATCAGAAAAAACATATTTTTCACAATCTTCAAATCTAATATCGGATGGTTTACCAAAATTTGTTTCTGTTATTTTAAAATGTTTATTTGTTAAATAGTAGTTTACTGATGTTTTAAATTCATCAAATATTTTTTTTCTAAAATTATCAAATCTACTTAATCCAAAATCTTTTTTTAATATCGAAAAAAAATCTTTTCCATACTTTGATTCCAAATAATCATCTACCTTTGTTAAAAAATTATTTTCAAAAGATGATAACGTATCTAATAGTGTTTTTTTATAAAAAGAAAAATCTTTACTTAAATTATTTAAATTTGAAAATTCTTTTTTATTAAGTTCGGTTATTTTTTCATCTTTTGTTTTTAAAGGTATAATTCTTATTTCCTCTCTTGATGGTGATATTTCTTGAATCCAGACTCTATTCAATATATCATCGGAACCAACCGTATTTCTTACAAAGTTTATATTGACTTTTAATATACCATTTGTAAATCCCAAATCTTTTAATAATTTTTCAATATCAATGGCAATTTCTTTTAGACCAGTTCGGTTTGTTATATTATACAAATAATTTTTAATATCATTTGTTTTGATATATGCTACATTCTTTCCTGATTTTTGTGGTAGTAGGTTATTGTTTATATCATAAACCGCAACCTCCATAACATCGTACTTACACTCACCAAATTCCGTTCCCTCTATTTCATTTTTGGTTACAATAAAAATATCTTCTTTATTTAAAAACTTACCTTCATTTTCGGTTTTTAAATTTATACTATCAAAATTTGTATATTTTTTTATACTCATAATATTAGTTTGTTCCGTCGTAAGAGCCAGGATGTGACTTTATCATACTCATTTTATAAAATTTGGATTTTTCAGTACCATCGACCCTTTTTATACTTACTTTTAAATCATTTCCACTATATTCTACCGAGCCCCAGTGTCCACCGAACCAACCACCTTTTGGATAAGATTTATAGTTTGCAGCTGCGCCTTCGTTTACTCTCAATTCTATTTCTTTAGTACCACCATTTGCAGGCAAACTAAAAGAAGTTTCATTCAAATTAAACCAAGCAGGGTTACCACCTTTAAAATTTACAACCAAGTTAACATCAACAGGATTTTTATCATTATTAGTTAAAATAAGAGTTTGTCCATTTATCCATTTATGTCCACCTCCGGATTTCAACACTGCGAATATTTCTGGTCTATTTGGATTTGCTTTTACCTTTAATTTAGATACAACTACATCATTGATAACATCTGCACCAGCTGCCAATGCTTCTGCCTGTGTTCCTTGTACAATTGCTTGCTGTTGTTGTACTGCTCCAAGTTGTGCTTGTAATCCTTCTATTATAGAGTTTAATGTATCTATTTGTTTAATCAATGCTTTTATTTGTGCTTTGAAGCCTGTATTTTGTGCTTGTAATGATGTTCTTAATATCGATTCTTCTATTGATTTTTGTAATGCAGTAGATATCTGAATAGCAAAATCATCAATGGTTTTACTTAATGTATCTAATTGATTAACCAATGTATCATTTGATTGTTCAATTGATAATCTATTATTTATTTCCGTTTGCAATTGTGATCTCACATTTGCAATATCGGACTGTAATTTTTCAATTGAATCTGTTGCAGTTTTTAATTGTTTAGTTAAATCATCGTTTACTGCTAATTGTTCATCATATAATGGTTTTGGAACTAAATCCTTTTTAGGTACGGGAATATTTGGTTTTAATTCTTTAACTTCCGTATCGACCGCTTTTAATAGTTCTTCATTGTCATATTTTGGTTTGATAAGAGATTTAAATAACAAAGAAGAAGCGACATTATCCTCTTTAACATTTGTTATATTGTATTCGTTTTTAGCAGAAGCAGATGATCCATCTCTAGAAAGGATTTTTTCTAAATCTTCCTTTCTCTTCTCTTGTAATTTCTGAGCTATTGCTTCTAGTGATGTAAGTTCTCCTGCCATTATTCTACTATTTCAAACATCAATTTATTATCAATTATGGTATGTACACCATCCTCATCTATTCTTATTTTTAATAAATAATTTCTAGTTATAGGAAGTGTTGATAAATCTATTTTAAAATAATTGCCCGATGCATCGCAACTTATTTTAGAGTATTCTCCAAATGGAACTATTACCTCTCTTGTAACATAATCTTCCAATTGATAATATGCAGATCCTGTTGGTAAATATTTATTTTGGTCGTATGCGAATGTTGTTCCAAAAGACTTCAAAGGATAAGCATCTCTTGCTTTTAATCTTATTTTAATAACCGAATCTTTTGGGTATTTTGTTCTTAAATTTGTCAAAACAATTTTATAATCATCATCATATAAAGTACCAGATACCTCCGTCAAACCGGTTGTAACATACGAACTATCATCCCAAACTAATTCTAATTTTGGTTCGTATATAGTATTTGTTTCTTTTGAGAAAAATTTTATAATACCATAATCTAACGAATTATTATATTCATTATCTAAACTGTGGTGTATTATGAACCCATTATTTGGCAATGTTCCACTAATCCAATAATCAACTATTCCGGTTACATCCATTCTTAAATCCGATGCGGAATAATTAAAAGATTGGGAAGATTCATTTGAAGTGTACCACGTTCCACCTTCCGCATTGGCAGATCCTGTAGTACCGGCCACATAAGTTGCAGTACCTGCAATTGTATTATCTTGCCACTTATCTATACCATTACGATATTTCCAACTTACACCATCCGATGTTATATTATCAAATTTAGTACCCGTACCCATTGTCCAACTTTGAGAAACGGCATTTGTATACAACGTATATTCCAATGGTATTTCTTCGGCCACTGCTGTTTTTAAATTTAAGTAACATTTCCAACTTCCTGTAATATTGTTGGTATGTAGGGATTGTGATATTGGATTGGTATTAAATTTTATTAGAGATCTAGCTATATCTTTTGTTTCGGCTCCTGTTGCACCATAATAAAGTTTACCAACTTCCAGTAAACCATCTCTACCCGCATTCTGATCCGGTTGTTGAAGATATATACTGGCATCGTATGATGATGAGAAAAATTTATGCATTATAAGGCCCTCCCTTTAATATCTTTGTTAGGAAATTTAACTTCAAAAACACAAGGATCTAACGATGGATAAACAATTTTACCCTTTGTAGCCTCTACTATATTATATCTATTTGGTGAATAGTTTCCACCATCACTTGCACATAGATTATAAATTTTTACAGATGGTACACTCATAACACCCTCAACATTAGCAATTATCAATTCTATTTCAGAAATGTTTATTGGTTTGTTGAATGTCCAATTATCTATATTAAAATAATCTTGTAATTCGGTTATACACTTCGTTACAACTTCACTCTTATTATATTCTGAATAAACTATTATTTCAAAATCACATCCTATATTAACAACAAACCCATCTATTATATTTACCGCATCTGTGAGCATTCTATATTCACCTATATATGTTTTTAAATTTTCTTTAACCGCTTGATTTAGATTCGTTAATTTTTTATTTGAATCAAATCCGAGAACATACATATTAATTGCAAATGGATTATTTACTTCAGATATTGATGTTTTCTTTTGAGAAAGATACTTAACTAATTCTTTTTGTATTTCACTTGTTGTTTTATCTTTTAATCCTTCTACTACACCTACAAACTCGGCTACGTTTTTAGGTGAAGCCAGTATGGATGCTGGAGAATTGTTATCAATCTCACCATCGGGACTAACATAAACCTTTGCAACACTACCATACCTTTCTGGCATTGAAAGCGCTCTAACAACATAATCTTCTTTTGTTACTGCACGATTTTGCGAACCAAATGTTGCCAATGCGTTTTGTCTTATTTCTTCTATCGATTCAACACCCCTACCACCGACAGCGGATTCTTCATTTTCCACTGCAATGGAATTTTTCATAGTCTCATATAATGGTAAATCAATATTAGATATTGATAGTAAATCTTCATCAAATTCGATTCTATTTATGGTAGTTAAATCGTTTTGATTAACATTTGATTCAACACCACCACCTACTAAATACTTTATAGTTAAACCCTTCCCTGCAGGCGCTATACCAAACGTATTTGTTTTTAAAAAATTAGATGGATCAATTCCTTGATTTACTCTTTTTATAGAATTTGCAAGACCTAATCCTAAATTTTTAGAATTTGGTAGTATTACCTCATCGTTCATATTTACATCACCGCTACCAAATTGAATTGTAGTTGTATTATCGGAATTTATTAAAACACAAAATCTTCTTGGAACTTTTTGTAATTCCAATATGTAAGGAACCGTATTTGAATACTCTGATAAATTACTATTAGTATCCTTATTTGGTTTTTCTACAAAAACACTTTCTTGTGCTAAATATGGTACTTCATAATATTTGTTATTGTTTTCATCTGCTATAGAAGTTATTTCTATGATATTGGTATCATTCAAATTGATAGTAGGATAATCCAAATCACCAGCTGGAACAAAAACGGTTGTAGATACTTCACTTGCTGAAATGGCTTTTACTTTTTTTGTTATTAAATAAAATGTAGGTTCTCCGGTTGAAGTATTTCTATCATGTACAGATATTTCTCTATCCGTTTCGCTTGCAAAATCTACAACATCCGTAGTTCTAAATATCACATTTGAATTTGTAGTGGAAGCCACTTGCATTCCTTCACTTATTTTCAAATAGTAATTTTCATCAGGCGCATAGTTACCAGATGAACCCTTTGCAGGAACAAGTTGGTAAACAGTCAATGTTGTAACTGCGGGTGTTGTTACCTTTGGTTTATATCCCATCGCCTGTGCCAATGCCATCACATTTTTTCTCTCCGTTGCATATGCTAACATTGATTCTTTTAACTGTGTGTCCTGATAAAATGCTAATACATCACCAATGGCAGCGGCCTGTTCTATAAAAACCATACCAGGTGAGGCCTCATTGAAATCGGAGTAAGTATTTGGAAAGTAAGTTTTTGTATAATCTATTAAATTTTGTTTTAATGATTCAAAATCTTTACCGACATAATTTATGTCTTTATTTGTACCCCAAGATTTTTTTACACTTTTTATAGCCATTATTAATTATTTAATACTATTTTTACGGATTCTCTTAAATTTGGATTCGATGCCAAAGAAAAGTTAATTTCCAAACCAACTCTATTATTATCTTTTTGTTCATCATCATTATCTATAATGATTTGATTTATGGTTAAGTAAGGTAACCAAATATTAACGGCTTCTACTACCGCATTTTCTATTAAAAAATCTATATCACCATCAACCGATTGTTCAAATAGAACTCTCCAAATATCACAACCAAAATCAGGTTGCATTAATCTTTCACCCTTTTGTGTTAGTAATAAATTTTTAATATTATCTTTAGCTTGACTTAATGTAGTGTAATTTGTAGAAAATATACCATCTGTACTCGGATTACTATTAATCCCAATACCAATTTTTTTATAACTATTTTCAGTTAAATCTCTTACATTTACTCTACCTAACTCTATTGCCATTTATTAAAATCTTTTTACTAATTCTCTATAATCTCTTGTCAATGCTTTTATTGTTGCATCTTGTAAATCATCCCCTGTCGATTCAAAATTTGGTACAGTTGATGGAATGTTTTGTAATGTTCTATAATCCAATGTCTCCCAATCACTCTCCATAGTTTTTTGCGGTTGTATCATATCCAACACACTACCACCATCCGTTCCCAACGATTGACCTTCCACCCTTTCCTTTGCTGTGAAGGGGATTGTTTGATTCAATACCTCATTTAATAAAGGATTTTTTGTGTATTCTTTTACACTTCTGTTTTGTGTTGGTACTACACTCTGTTTTTTTATAGGAGCAGTACTATTTACTTCCGTCATTTCCATTAATGATGGTTGCTTTCTTTCTTTGTTCAATGTAACTGCGCCGGATTTAATCAATTTTGTCAATTCTTCTTTGACTTGTTGCTTAACTTCGTTTTTTACAACTTCTTTGATTAATCCGACTAATAATTTCGAATCCATAATAATTGTTTTTAATAAATATAAAAAGTTAAAATTTAATCAGGTACAACATACCCAGTCCAAGGTAAAACTCCGGGGGCCGGAGGAGCGGGTGGTGGATATTGTGCCAATACTACATATAAACCACTAACCGTTGATAGATGAATTTTTGCTGCCGTTACAAATGCATTTAAAAAAACAGATGAATCATTGTTTGGTGGAACGGGTATTGGACTCCAAGTTCCAGGATTCAATACAGTACCCTGTGTTAGTGCAATATTTGCAATTGCTCCTGGTGCCGGTATTAATGGTGGAATTGGTGCCATAGTACCGCCCGCCCAATATGATATTATTGCCGGCCCTATGACATCTAACAATGTAAGTGATTTAGACATTTGTGTCTGTGTTAAAAATAATATTAATTGCGATTCCATTGCTGCGGTATTTCCTTTGAGTAATGGAATTGGATTAATTGTTTCCTTACCGGATTTTATTGCAATATCGTATGCGGTTGTAAATGTTTTTGCAAATCCATTTATATTATTACCAAACAAATTCGATTGCATGGCGGGTAGTAAAGTAGATTTAAATGTTGTCCATGACATTACTTTGATAAAAAGTTTGTACTCGATAAGAGTTTGTTTAATTTATTTTTAATAGATGTAAATGTTGACCTATTGACCGGGCCAGTGGCCGATGGTCCAGATGGGGTTAAATATTGTTGTTGATTTATTGCATCAATTAACTCTTTCATTATTGCCACCAATTCACCACCTAAAACCATTTTTTGAACATCTGCTCCTTCGTTTCCCTCACCCTTATTTTTTCCTAAATATATTTTACCATTTTCCGAATTTAAAAATATTTGATTATTCCCGGCCGAATGTATTGTTATTTTATTATTGGAATGAAGGTATATTTCCTTTTCAGCATCTACTGAAAAATTACCATCAGTTATTATTCCTGTATTTGTTTTTCCGTATATTATAAATTCAAAAGCTTTTGCTGATAGCAATACCCTATCCGAATTAATAAAAATTTGATCTCCATCAAGATCTTTTGAATTTGGATAATTTTTAAATCCTATTTTTTGTTTTTTTATAGTTTCTTTGAATGGTATCTTTACTTTACCGGATGTAATATATACCGATGAACCATCTTTATTTATATCCTCCTCAACTAACTCTCCAATTTTTTTATTATCAAATTCAGGATTTTGTTTATTACGTATGAATATGGCCGGGGATGATGTCTTATTATCGGAAGATAAGAAAAATTCCGAAAACCTAATCGTATTACCAACTCTACCACTTATAATCGTATCCCCTTCCTTTGGTTTTAAGTATTTTATCTTTTCTTTTACCTCATAAGTTTTCTTTTTTGATTCGCTCAGATTTGGTTTGGTATTTGGTGTACCTGTTGTTTTATTTTCTTTATATTGTTGATTTTTAGAAGTATTATCTATATTTTCTAACTGTTTATCCTTTGATGCTTCTGATGTTTTATAATCTTCTCTATAGTTTGGATATTGATTATTTGAAAATGGCATCCAAAAATACTCTCTGTTATTTATTATAATAAAAACCGTCTCACCAGCTATTGGAAACGTCATATTATTTTTATCAAACGGAAATGCATAGTTTTCTAACTTGTAAGATGAATCTCTTGCAAATTCAATTGCACCCAAAAAACGACTATCCTTACCTAAAAAGTTTTTGTTATTATTATAGTATTTTACAAAATCATTTTTGGTATCTAACTCTTTAAAATCATCTTCTGTTAGATATATTTTTTTAACCGTTGCTAAAAATGCTTCCATTATTTTACTTTGGTTTTTATTTCTTCTATTTCTATTTCTAAATCAACCAATTTTTCATTTGCTTTTTCTTCAACTGCATTTATAGTATCTTCCATATCTTGTAATAGTTGTGCCTTTTCCGTTTCACTCAACCAACCATCTTCACCAATACCTTTGGCTTCAGCTGCAGCTAATCTTTGTGCAATTGTTGCAAGTTTAATTAAGTGGTCATCGTTTTTTACCGATACCTCAATAAGGTCTTTTATGATAGGTGCAATAACCGTTGCTTCACCAACATTCTTAATTAACTTCCTTAATGATTCAATCAAATCGGAAATATTTTTCTTTTTATTTAGTTGGTTTTCGTATATATCTTTAAATAATGATGATAGGTTTTTACCATCAAATAATTGAAATTCTGATGCCATATTTACATTTTATATACTAATAATTATTTACTTATCAAATAATTACCCAATACTAAATAATCCATATCACAATTTAAAAATGTCCAAATTGCTTTTTGTGGAGTATTTGTCATTGTGTGATCTTTTAAATTGAATGATGTATTCAATAAGATTGGCGTTCCTGTTAATTTTTCAAATTCTCTTAATAAATTGTAATACAATGGATTTTCCTCCCTTTTTATTGTTTGAATTCTAGCACTATTATCCACATGTGTAACGGATGGGATTGGTATTTTGGAAACCACATTTACAACTTGATTCATATATGGTACTGCTTCTTCCGATTTGAAATAATTTTGGTAATCCTCAAACGTAACGGTTGGAGCAAATGGTCTAAACATCTCTCTCTTTTTGACAACCTTATTAATTCTATCTCTAATATCTGGAAGATGTGGATTACCTAAAATAGAACGATTTCCTAACGCTCTTGCACCAAATTCGGTTCTACCTTGAAACCATCCAACAATATTACCATCTTTTATCAGATTTGCCACTACTTTACATAACTCACTATCATCACCTATAAACTGAATTCGTACTCCATTGTTGGTTTTAGTAATAATATCAAATAGTTCATTATCATTCCACTCTGGGCCTAAATATGGTGATTGGTTATCACCACCTTTTACTTTTGGATTACCGAATGTTATATGCCAATGATATAAACACGCACCAATAGCAGAACCGGCATCCGATGGAGCAAATGGTATCCAAACATTTTTAAAATTTGTGTGCTCCTTTATTTTGCCATTTGCAGTTCCATTGTATGCACACCCACCTCCCAATACTAAATTAGGACTACTCCAATTACTATTGACTCTATTTAGTATAAAGTAAAATATTTTTTCATACCATTTTTGTAATGCAGCGGATAAATCTTTATGATGTTGTTCAATTGGTTCATCTTTAAACCTAGGTAAAAATCCAATCAAATCTATCAAATTTTGATTGAACATATCATTTTCCGATTTTTTATATGTAAAATATTTTTCATTTATTTGTAACAATTCTCCTAATCTATCATACTTTTCTATTTTTTCGAAAACGTATTCGTATTTTGTTGCATCACCATATGGTGCCAATCCCATAACTTTGTATTCACCTTCGTTTGGTTTAAATCCTAAATATGCGGTAAATGCGGAATAAACTAATCCCAATGAATTTGGAAATGTCACTCTTGTAAGTTCTTGAAATTTACCATCCCTACAAAGTGTAGCTAATATTGTTTCTTCTTCACCGACGCCATCAACCGAAACTCCTATTGCAGAATCAAATGGGGATGTGTAATAAGAAAAAGCCAAATGAGAAAGGTGGTGCTTTGTATAAACTACTACACCATCGTATCCGATGGATTCTAATATTCCACTTATATTACCTTCACCCTGTGACCATCTTTTAAGAAATCCTTTCCACTTACCATTAGCGGAATTTATTAAAAAATCTTTCCAATTTCCTGTAATAGATTTCTTAACTCTTTTGAATTTTAAACTAGGTTCTTCATACCAACAAACCATATCAACCTCATCTATTGTAATGTGTGTGTAATCTAATACCCATTGGATTGCTTTAAACGGAAAAGAACTATCATGCTTAATGCCTGATAGTTTCTCTTCTTCTATTGCTGCTATTACTTTTCCATCAATAACCAATGCTGCTGCGGAATCATGGTAGAATCCTGATAATCCTAATTGAATCATAATTAAATTTTAATATCTCCACTTCTATCAAATTCATTATATAACTCCAGCTGTTTTTCTTTCATTTTATTTACAACTTTTGTTATATAGTGTGTTGGGTGGCCTGTCATTTCTCTTATTAAGAGATACAAAGATTTTTTGTTAAAATTTTCTATATACTCTGCTCTCCTAAATAACTCTAATACTGCATCTGCTATTTGCATATCTCTTTTCTTTGGAAAGTAATTTTCCAAATGCTTATCCCAATAATCCAACATTAAATTATTGAATACTCTATATTCATCATTACGAACTTCCTCTCTAAAATTATTTTCTTTATCCCAATTTTCTGGCATATTTGAAATAACATCCGTATCTTTGTATCTTTTATAGTTTGCATTATTATTTAGAATAAGATAGTTTCTTGCAACAATAGTAAAGTACGAAAACGCCTTACCTTTACCTGCTCTGTACATGTGTATTTTTTCAATCATAAAGGTTACCACCTCCGACATAACATCTTGCGGGTCATCATCAAAATATGTGAACTTCCATTTATTGTAAACTATTTCTGCAAGTTTATCGAAGGCAGATTTTATACGTTCTCTATAAATCTTATCTTTAATTAATTGGTCTTCGGTTAAATTATACTCTATAATAGCATCTTCCGTATCTTTTGTAAAATATTGTTTTTGATTTTTTTTTCTTGGCATTTTTATTGTTTTTTGAATCGTTCAATAGTTTCTTTTATTTGATAAAATATAGAACCTACATCATCATCCTTCTCAAACATTTGACGATTATCAATCTGTCTTAATGCCTCCAGTAATGCTTCGTTTCTTTGGGTTTCGGTTTGTATAAACTCTTCGTATTGTTCTACTACATCTTCGTACCTTTCTAATTTTTTTAGCAAATTAAAAATGATATAAATAGATAATCCAAAGAGTATTGATATTATAAATAATCCTATTTCCATATTATACTATTTCATATCCCTTTAAAAAATAATCGTTTGCTTTTTTATATTTAATCTCAACCATTTCACCATCGGGAGATTTCATTACAACTTTATCATTCCTTCCGTAAGTTTGTTTTTTAACAACTGTGGTAGTATAAACTCGATCTTTAATTGTAAATCCATCCAAATGGTCAATCTCATGCTGAACAATAACAGTCATCATTGTTTCTTTTGAAATTTGTTCATTTTGTTTATCACCATCCGGATTAATCTCAAATGTTAATTCCCCCAAATTATCCGTATCAATAACAACTTTACATGCTCTGATTGTTCTAATAGGTCTTTCAATTGTTCTAGGGATAGAAAGACATCCTTCATAAAATAGAAACCCCTCTTTTGATTTTTCTTTAATAACAGGGTTTAAAAGAAATAATTCTTCATCACCAAATCTAATTAAACACGCTCTCTTTTTGATACCCAATTGAGTAGCAGAAATTCCTAAACCTGGATACGTTTCCATACCCATAGATAGTGTATCTCTCAACATATCCGCTTCTTCTTGTGTCATTTCCGTTTTAACACATGGTGTTTTTAGATACTCTCTGAATTCTTTGGTTTCAAAACCATTTTTGTCTTTGTCAATTACTAATTTCATTTTTTATTTTTTAATCCGTATTTAATCCAATTATACCAAATTCTCTCATGCAGAAAGTATATGAATGGTTTGAATAAAAGTTCCGCGACACCAACCATACCTGCCCATTTTATTGGCAACCCAGCTGCAATAGTTAATCCAATAGTTGTTAATGTTCCAACTATTCTATAAGTTATACTTTTAGCTATGTGTCTCTTTACCTGTGGCATCTATTTCTCCCTTTCTAATTTTAGTTCCGCTTATTTCAGCAATTTCAGTTGGTGGTTCGTGATAAATTACTTCATACCCCACACCTCTACCATAATTTACACTTTCGATATCAGGAATAATTGATATAAACAATTTATCCCAATTTTGTTGAAAGAATGGTTCATTTTGTAACATTAATAATACTTCGTTTGCTGATTTAGGATTGTTCTCATCTTTTGGAACATCTCTAATTGCTACCCAAACATTTTTTCCTTTATCCATTTGTTGGCGGATTAACCATTCATGTCCTTTATGCCAGTTCTGCCATCTTCCAATATACAATGCGTATTTTTTCATTTTATTGATTTTTAATTAATAATATTCTTGAACTGAAACCAATCCACTATATTGGCATACTTTATTTTCATTTATAAATGGTAATATTGCCAATTCTTTTGCTTTTGCTTCAACCATAATATCTACATCCAATCCGTAAGTATTTGGAAGAGAATTAATGTAATCGGAATGCGCTTGAGGTTTAAGTTTGATGTTATTTTCGTGTAATGCTTTTGATTCGGAATAATGTACTTCCTGTGTGATTCCTTTAGGCCAAGTTGTTGCTGCTAATTTAAGTGCATCTTCTTCGGATAAATCTCCTGTACAAAATTGATGATGGTGATAATCAAATACAATAGGAATATCGGTTCTTTCGTGAATGTACATCAAATCTCTTACGGAATACATACTATTCTTATCATCATTTTCTAATGTAAGCCGCTTTTGAACCGATTTAGAACACCTTTTGAAATTTGTGATAAATCTATCCATTGCACTCTTTTTATCTCCGTAAACCCCATTACAATGAATATTAATGTTATTGTAAGGTGATTTATCTAATCCCATCATATCAAATATCTTACCATGTAGTTCCAAATCCGCAATAGCGTTTTCAACTACCGATTCTTTTGGTGATGTTAGTACACAAAATGGACCAGGGTGAGAATTTATACGCATATTGTGAAATTTAGCAAAATCACCTGCTTTTTTCAATTCTCTTTTAATTTCTTTGTAATCTTTAAGTTTGGTTAGGTCGATGTGGTCACCCCAAGGAATTACTGCCGATGATAAACGGAAGAATTTAATTCCATTCATTCTGTTCCACTCCAAAATTCTAATAATATCCGAAGAATTCTTAAGTGCAAGTTCGGAAACGTAATCTAAACCTTTGGTATTGAAGGTTTTCTTAACCATAGCACGATTTGTACTTACGTGCTTACCCATTGTCATATTAATACATGCATATCCTATATTCATAGATACTAATATAGTAAAAATATTCTAAATTACCAAATGATTAATAAATTTTTACTAGATCATCTTCCTGGCTTTTTTTGTATTTAAGCCAATAATTAACTGCATTTTGGTCATTTATCCATTTTGATTTATCGGACCAATCAAAGCTGGAATTTGCATAGTATGGTAATTTGTTTCTAATTTCTCTTGCTCTAGCAGCTGTTTTCGGAACCCACTCATCAATCATCCCATCACCATCAGTATCATATCCATCAACATTACCGTCTCTATCCAAATCAATTGGAATTCTTATATTATTTTCCACTATAATTGGAGTTTCTTCTTCTTTTGATAAATTTTTTCCATCATCACCGTAAATTTCATAATTTTTTTCCATTAAATCATCTAAATTATCATATAATCCCAATTTTTGGTCATTTTCCATAATTTCGGTTAAAAGTTCTTTTTGTTTTCTTTTTTTATCCGAAACTAAACCATTAAATGCAATAATTAAGGCAACTGCTAATGGATCAAATACGATTACAATCAAAAATATGAAGAATTTTACTACATTTTTCAATTCCATACCAAATGCTTCCGCAACAAACCTAAAACCACCCACTTCTTTCTCTAAATCCAAGTTAGAAAGTTTGATTTCATTGATTTTTTCCGTATTTTTAGCATTTTCCTCTTGTAGTTTGGATATTTTATCGTTAATTTTAGATATTTCTTTATCTCTGTTATCGATAGAACGTATAAGACGTGAATTTACTTTACCTTTATCTAATAAAGTACCCGAATTTTGCTGTAAATTAGATATCTGTGCGGTAAATTGATTAATTTGCTCCTCATTTACGGTAATTTTTGTTTGCCACACCGCAATTTCTCTATCCACAACTTGTAACTTTAAAGATTGTGCCTGAAAAGCATTGGAGAGATATCCAAAAATACCGGCCGATGTGATTAACATCAATACTGCTACTGAAATAGTTAAGTACCATTTGTTAAATCCACCAATTTCATCCCATTTTTGCTTCAAATATGTTGCAGCAACTAACTTTGCAAGCTCCAATGAAGATGCCATTATCATTACAGAAACCGATGCCCCTGCAAAAAGAACACCCAATCCTGTTAC